TGTCAACCCTGAACTCATAGTAGATATTGAGTTTGACTCTGAACTCCAAGTACCATCTATCACTGAAGAGGAGGATGGTGGTGTTCTTATAGATCTAGATGGTGGAACAGAAGTTGAGTTTGAGATTGATGACAGCTTCGGTGCCAATTTAGCGGAGAGTATTGACGAAGATAGGCTTGACCTACTCGCATCTGACATAATTGGGCAGTTTAATGCGGACATTAATTCAAGGAAAGATTGGGCAGATACCTACGTTAGAGGGCTAAAATACCTTGGATTTGACGTAAAAGAGAAGAATGACCCATGGGAAGGGGCATGTAGCGTCATCCATCCCCTCATATCTGAGGCTGTTGTTAGGTTCCAATCTCAGGCTATAACAGAACTTATGCCAGCAGATGGACCTGTGAAGGTTAAGCTGGTCGGGATACAGGATGATGAGAAGCTAGGACAGGCCAATAGAGTCAAGGACTATATGAACTATACCTTGACCGAGAGGATCACAGACTACAGACCAGAGACAGAGAAGATGCTATTCGGCTTAGGGGTAACCGGGTCAGCGTTTAAGAAGGTTTACTACGACAGCATAAGGGACATACCCGTATCCGAGTTTGTACCGGCAGAAGACCTTGTAGTAAACTACGGTGCTAAGAATTTACAAACAGCAGAGAGGATCACTCATGTTGTAAAGGTATATGAAAACGATTTCAAGAAGCATGTTGCAAGAGGATTCTATAGAGACGCAGAGATGTCTGACCCAGTTACCTTTCAGTCTGACATTGAAAGAGAGAAGGATAGACTCAACGGTACGACCCCGGTAGACTACAATGATGGAAGGTACACCCTCCTTGAACACCACTGCGAATATGATTTATATGGGTACGAAGACAAAGACGAACAAGGAGAAGAGACTGGGATAGGTCTTCCTTACGTAGTTACCGTTTGCATGAGTTCCAGCAAGGTACTATCTATCCGAAGGAACTGGGAAGAGAGCGACGATAAGAAGATCAAGCTTAACCACTTCGTTCAATACGAATATGTTCCGGGTACTGGTTTCTATGGCTTCGGACTGACCCATTTAGTTGGTGGAATAGCTGAGTCTTCCACATCGATACTACAGCAGCTTGTAGATGCAGGAGTCCTTAGTAATCTTCCTGGCGGACTGAAGGCCAAGGGTATGAGGATACAGGGTGACGACACTCCTATAGCTCCTGCCGAGTGGAGAGATGTTGATATTGGTGGTGGTAGCATAAGGGATAACATTTTCCCTCTGCCATACAAAGAGCCTAGCATGGTGCTGCTAACTCTCCTTAAGGGAATGGTTGAGGATGGCAGAAGGTTTGCATCTCTAAACGATATACAAGCATCTGAGATGAACAACCAAGCCCCCGTGGGTACTACATTAGCCATCATAGAACGTACTATGAAGGTGATGACAGCTATCTTCGCTAGACTCCATGCTTCAGCGAGAAGAGAGTACAACCTACTTTCTGATGTAATTAGAGACTACGAAGGTCCAGAGTATCCTTATGATCTTGGGTCTAACACTGATAAGAAACTTGATGACTTCAGCGCAGATGTGGATGTACTTCCTGTATCTGACCCAAATGCATCGACTATGGCTCAGAGGATCATGCAAAGCCAGAATGTTTTACAGTTAGTGCAGATGAAGCCAGAGATATATGACATAAGGAAGATACATAAGCAGATGCTTATGGCTATGAATGTTCCTGATGTAGATGAGTATATACCTGATGAAGAGTCTGAGCAGCCAAAGGATCCTGCTACTGAAAATATGTACATGATTATGGGCAAGCCTACAAAGGTCTTTATGTGGCAGGACCATGAAGCTCATATAATAACCCATATGACTGCGGCTGAAGATCCTAAGCTGGTAGGCGCACTGAGTATGTCTCCTGCTGCACCAGCTATGCAGGCAGCATTAGCTGCACATGTGACTGAGCATGTAGCCTATCTGTACAGGAGAACGATAGAGGAGAACATGGGCATACCAATGCCAAGCCCAGATGAGGAACTTCCCAAGTCGATTGAGATGGCATTCTCTAAGGTTGTAGCTGAGGCCGCAAAGAAGACTTTACAGAGTAGTATCGCAGAGATACAGAACCAGAAGGCGAATGCGGAAGCAGAGGATCCTCTTCTTAAGATGCAGGAGAGGGAGTTGGCTATCAAGGAGATGGATGCTCAGCGTAGGTCATCGGAGTCTCAGCAAAAGCTACAGCTTGACACCCTGAAGATAGTCTCTGATATAGGCTTCAAGGAGAAAGAATCTGAGATAGATGAGATAGAAGTTGCTATAAACATCATAACGAAGATGCTTGAACAGAGTGCAAGTAATTCTAATGAACAGGCTAAACTACAGATAGAATCAGCTAAAGCTGGCGTAGAGACCATAAAGATGGTATTATCTGGCTTTGACAGCATAAAAGATTTAGGGATAGTAGGGGAGAATAAGTGATAGAAGAGTTAGCGAGAATCATAGGTGGTCGTAAAGAGTCGTTGACAAACGGCTTGACACATGGTAATGCGAAATCATTTGAGGATTACGCAAAGTTCGTTGGTCAGATAACGACTCTAGAGGATGTAGAGAATACAATACAGGACTTGATGAAGAAAGCAAATGGTGGAGATTAAGGATAGATTTAAATAGGGGAGAATAAATGGGAGAGAGCAAGAACAAGAAGGAAAAAGCAAAGTTATTGCCAGACCCAGTAGGATATAGAATACTGGTAACACCGGTAGAAATAGAAGAAAAAACTGACGGTGGCATTTTTATACCCGATGACTTGAGAGATCGCGAATCAGTTGCAACTGTAATCGCAATGGTAATTAAACTTGGACCATCTGCCTATAAGGATACTGCAAAGTTTCCAGAGGGGCCTTGGTGCAAGGAAGGTGATTTTATTCTTATACGTCCTTACCAGGGAACTAGAGTCAAGGTAAAGGGTACTGAGTTTAGAATTATCAACGATGATACAGTTGAAGCAGTTGTTCAGGATCCTAGAGGAGTAGAACGAGCATGAGTGAACAAGCAGAACAAGCAAGCGATGATCTATTTGGTAACAAAAGAAATGAAGTAATCATTAACAGCGATGCTGAAGGCGAAGAAGAAGTTGAGTTTGAAGTCTTCGATGCCAGACCTGAGGAGGATCAAGTTCCTCCTAGAGTAGGTCCAGATCCCTCAGAGAGTGAGTTTGATTCAGAGATCGAAGGTGTTGATGCAAAGGTTAAGAAGAGAATCAATAGACTAAGATATGAGTTCCATGAACAACGTAGGGCTAAAGATACTGCTGAGAGAGAACGCGATGAAGCTGTCGTGTACGCACAATCTCTACAGAGTATAGTAAAGAAAGGTGAAGAAGTTCTGTTGGGTCAGCTTAAGGCTAAGAACTCAATAGAGCTAGAGAACGCTAGGAGAGAAGCTAAGTCAGCATTTGAAGAAGGTGATGCTGAAGGTTTTACCAAGGCACAGGAAAACTTAAATAGAGTAAACTATGAGGGGATGGTTGCCAATTCATATATTCCTAATAGTGGTCAAGAACAGTTTGAAGGTCAACAGCAACCTCAGCAAGTACAGCAAGAACAACCAGTAGTTGATGAGTATGCTCTTAGTTGGAAGAACAATAATCCTTGGTATGGTAAAGATCCTGCACTGACAGGATATGCGTTAAGTGTACATAATGAACTTATTAATGGTGGTGTAGATCCTGTCTCGAATAGAGACGAATACTATGGAACGATTAACAGTAGGGTTAGGGAGCAATTCCCTGACAAGTTTGGAGCTGTCTCACAAAGCCCACCGGGGGCAACCGCAAGACAATCCAAGCAATCCGTCGTTGCACCAGCTAGGAGAACTAGTTCTGGTACTCGACGCAAAGTGCGGTTAACCGAGGATCAAGTCAACCTCGCGAAAAGACTTGGCGTCCCACTAGAAGAATATGCTAGGCAAATGAACCTGCTGCAAGGAGACAACTAAATGGTAGAAGAGAATCGTGTAAAAAGAAAGACCGAGACGAGAGAAGTAGAACAACGTGATCGACCTTGGACTCCACCCAAATTACTTCCTAGCCCAGATCC